TAATGATGTTTGTAAGATTACTTTGAAGAATATGAAGACATCTAACTATTATGATGTTGAATATAAGTTAACAACACCTGCAAATCTAAATGGTGTTCTAGAAATTCAGACTAAGGGTCTAAAACAGATGCCTGAAGCTGGATATACTGTAGAAGTTGCATCAGCTGGCCTTGTTCACTTTACAATGGACAGAAATGATGATATTAATATGAACCTTTACATTTCTAAGAAGAGTTAATTATGAGCGGAGTAAATGATTTCCTAACAGAAGACCAAATGACAGATAGAACAAACGTCAATGACATGGATCCATGGGACGTCATTGAGTCTGCTTGTATTGGTATGGGTATTGTCTATAATCAGCCAGACCCAAATTGTAAAAAGTGTCATGGTCGTGGATGGACTGGACGTAGGTTAGTTCCAGATGTAGATGCAAATGGTCAGCCAAAGTTAGATGAATATGGAAAACAGATTTTCATTAAGGAACCAATTGCATGTAATTGTATTTTCCCTAAGAATCAATATGAAAAAGAAATTGGACCATCTGGTGCATATTTCAGACCACGTAATAGAAAAGAACGTAGAGCAAAGAGGAAGTAATGACTGAAGAACAGTGTTTTTTATGGGTTGAAAAGTACCGTCCCCGTACTGTAAAAGATATTGTATTACCTAAAGACTATAAAAATTTCTTTAGAAAGATTTTGAAGACAAAGGATTTACCTAATCTTTTGTTATCATCTTCAACGCCAGGAACTGGTAAGACTACTATTGCTAAAGCTATCGCTAAAGATTTAGGTGCTGAAACACTTTATATCAATGCTTCTAAGGATAGTGGTAAGGATATTGTTAAGACAACTATTTCTGAATTCGCAATGACAATGGGTTTCTCTGGATTTAATGAAGATGCAGAAACTGCAAAGCAAAAGATTGTCATTCTTGATGAAGCAGACGGTTTGTCGGTAGATTGTCAAAAGGCATTACGTGCATTTATTGAAGATTATCCTAATGCATGTCGCTTTATCATGACTTGTAATTTCCCTGCAAAGATTATTGATGCTCTACATGAAGGTAGAACAATGGAATTCGAGTTTGACTTCAAGAAACCTGAATATGTTGCAGAAATGAAGGAACAGACAGTAAAGCGTATTGAAGGTATTTTGAAGTTCGAAAAGATTAAGTATGACAAGCAAGCTATTGTTGACTTAGTTGATGCTCAATATCCATCTATTCGTAAAGCAATTGCAATCTGTCAGAAGTATGCAATGATGAAGGATGAAATCGATAAGGATATTGTCTATTACAAGAATATTGGTGAAGAACTAAGTAATTTGGTTCTTAATAAGAAGCATACTGAAGCACGTAAATATATTAACGAACATGGTTTGTCATACTCAGATGTATTCAGTTATTTCTTTGTTGAGTTAATTCCTAAGTTAAAGAACAAAGGACTTGGATATAAGTATTTGTCAGACTATGAATATAGATGTTCATTTAGTGCAGACCCATCTATTCAGATTGCGGCATGCATGATTGATTTATTTAGTTGTATTTAATATGTTTGATAGTCAGAAAATAAATTTCGATGATTGGTTATTAGGATATAAACACGGTGTATACGTGTTTACTTCCGATAGCTGTCATCTTTGTCAAGAATATAAGAAGTCTATTGAGTATATCAATAATCATTTCTTATATTTTGTTGAAGTCACTACAGAACAACAGAAAGAAGTCTTAGCAAAAACAATGAGACGTTCTGCTCTTCCTATGACTGCTTGTTATAAAGATAATAATCTACAATTTGTCCGTCTTGGACAATTGTTTGATTTACAAATGAAAGAAATTCTTGAATTCTTAAAGGACTTTCCAAAAGAACCTTTGACTAAACAAGAGATTTTAGAAAAAATTGAAGATGCAAAGAAGCAATGTAAGTTTGCTTATTATTTGTTCACTCAGACAACAACTGAAGATGAACGTCAAAAGATTATTCAAAAATCTTTTGATTTCCATGAAATACCTGTTGATATTGAAAGAATTAGTCCAAATTTAGATAAAAACGATAGAATAAAACAGTTAAAGGGTGAGATACCTTTCGTAAAATTAGTTATATTTAAAGATGGTAGATCAAGTGCTGTATCTGAATTTGGCCAAGCTATAATGATGGAATTTGCAAACTTAAAATCAAATCCAAATGCCAATCAAGATACTTTTGTAGTTAGAATGATTCCAGAGGTTTTAAATGATAACAATAGTTCCAACTAAAGAACTTCCAGAAAAGCCAGACCCAAAATGCATTTATGTTCCTAACATTGAAGATGACTCAATGTGTAAAAAGCTAAATCGTGGAATTGAAACTTTCTTGAAGGAATTTCCTGATGAAGAAATTGTTTGTATTCGTCACGATGATGCAGAAGTCAGAACAAAAGCTGATGTTGTAGAATGGCAAATAAAGGAAATGACTAAAACACATGAAGTTGGTGTGGTTGGTGTAATTGGATGTGCTTGTCTTTATCCAAGTTGTACTTGGTGGAACCCAAATCGTAAAGTAAATGGTTTAGGTGCTATCAAACAAGGTGGTAGAAGACCAAAGCAAGTAAATGGTTTAACATACGTCGATAAAGATGGTAAGCCAATTATGGAAGACTATGAATACGCAATGATTGAACATTTAGGCGTAATTGATTACGCTGCAACTTGTGATGGTTGTTGCATGTTCTTCCCAAGATGGATATTTGAAGAAGGTCTTCGTTATGATGAATGGTTGCCAGACTTCCATTTTTATGATGCAGACATTTGTTGTGAAGTATTATCTAGAGGATATAAAGTTGGTATCAATACAAATATAGAAGTATTCCATAAATCTAGTGGTGAAATGCCACCTCAATTTAATAAGTTAAGAGAAAATTTCTATAACAAATGGAATAATCGTATTGACCAATGGCCAATTTCTAGATTGACTAAGTTTAAGAGGATTGCAAATGGCCGCATTATTTGATGTATTAAAAGCATTTACAACAAAGCAATATCCAACATGGAATGAATTGCCACCTGAATTAAAAGAAGGTTATAGTCAATTCATGATAAATAGATTTCTATCATGTAAGGAATATCTATTACCATTGTTAGATGATTTATCTTGTAAACGTTTAACTGATGAAATGCATTATAACATTCTTATAAATGCAGTTAGACAAGGATATACGTTCTTCAATTATAATGCATATAAGAAAGAACCTGAAGATGATTTATTATTGAATGCAATAATGAAGGAATATGAGGTTGGATTGCGTGAAGCAAGAATGTATGCAAATGATTTGACAGAAGTTCAGAAAAATAAATTAAAGGAAAAGTGGGAAGATTATTATAAATATGTTATAAACACTTAGTAAAAAGGGTATAACATGTTATTGACTGAAGCACTTGAACTTTTAGAAAAGAATGGATACGAAGTATCTGATAATGCAACTGAAAAACAAAGAGAACGTTTAGCAAAAGATATTAGAGAGCAAATTGTTCCTGCAATGATGGAAATAATTTTTAAGCGTTCTTTTGGAGAAGAAGAATTCAAGCATAAGATTATGGAATGTTATTTGCCTGTTGCAAAAATAATGGCAGATAAAAATTTGACAAAAGAACAGAAAGCTGAAGCAATCTTAGATAATTGGATGTAAAATGAAAGTATTATTATTCGTATTATTGTTTAGTTTTTATGCATTCGCTTTTAATTTGCATATTGATGTATGTAAAGATGTAGATAAAATTTGTTATGAATATGATTTTAAAGATGTTAGAGATTGGCATTGGATAAATAATAAGCAATATTTAAGGGTTTTATTCTACGATAAAAGAGAATTGGATATGAACCTTGGAAATTATAAGATTGTAAACATTAAGAAACGTAAATAAAAGTTTACATATTTCTA